GGTGGCCCTGATGGCGCTGAAAACTTTCGCTTGAAGGATGACTTCTACGAGCAGGCTATACAAAAGGGGCTTGACATTGTACGCAAGATTGAGGCACAAGTTCAGAAGCAGCGACTTGATGAAGAAAAACTTGCACTTGAGCGCCGTAAAGTGGTTGTTGCTGAGAAGAAGATCGCAAGCAATGACGATGACAAACCTATTGAAATTACAATCACGCGCAAGGAAAAAAGGCCATGATAAACAAAGAGGTAAATCCACATTTTGAGGACTTTCTTTTTGATTGGCAGAGCAAATTCCAGTTTTTTGTCGGGGGTTATGGCTCATCTAAGAGTTATCACATAGCTCTTAAGCTCATTCTTAAATTACTGCAAGAGAAACGGACAGCGCTTGTTGTCCGCGAAGTTTACGAGACTATTCGCGAAAGCTGCTTCTCGCTGTTTGAGGAAATCGTCGAAGACCTGGAGCTGGATGGCAGGATAAAGCTTGTTACTTCTCCTATGCAGATACGTTTCCCGAACGGCAGTAAGATTATATTCAAAGGCATGGACAAGCCTAAAAAGCTGAAGTCAATCAACAACATTAGTATTGTATGGTGTGAAGAGTGCAGCGAACTGAAGTATGAAGGCTTTAAAGAGCTGATTGGCCGCTTGCGGCACCCTTTTTTGTCGTTGCATATGATCCTGTCAACTAATCCGGTAGGAAAGTCCAACTGGACTTATAAACATTTCTTCAAAGTACCGGGTATTAATGATGAGGACTTATATAAGCAGCGGACTATGAGGATAGGCAATACGTTTTACCATCACTCGCTTGCTGATGATAACCTTTTCTTGCCTTACAGCTATATTGAGCAGCTTGATGAAATCGAGGCATATGACCCAGACTTATACCGGATTGCCCGACAAGGCCGCTTTGGTGTGAATGGCATTATCGTATTGCCACAGTTCGAAGTACAGCCACATGATGAGGTAATGCAGGCAGTGTATGGGATACCTGAAAGAATGAAAAAAGTTGGTTTTGACTTCGGTTTCCAAAGGTCATTCAATGCACTACTTCGGATGGCTATTGATCATGAAAAAAAGTGGCTATATATCTACTGGGAATATTATAAAAATCATACTACGGATGATTATACCGCCGAGGATATAGCCGAGTTCAAGGAAACGCGCGAACTGATCAAAGCTGATTCGGCAGAACCAAAGACTATTCAATATTTTAGGCAGCAAGGGTTTCGTATACAAGGAGCAAAGAAAGGGCCAAATAGCCGGATACAGCATACAAAAAAGGTAAAACGGTTTAAGAAGATTATATGCTCTGACGCTTGCACGCACACGATTGAAGAATTAAAAGAACTTACTTTTGCGGTGGATAAAGACGGCAACATTATTGAGGATGAGTTTAACATTGACCCTCATACATTCAGTGCCATATGGTACGCCTTGGATGGTTACGAAGTATCAGACCTAAAGAAAGTCATGTCAGTTTACTAGGGGGTGAGAATTTGGCAGATGTAATTGAATCAAGCTTTGCCAGGTGGTTGCTTGACGAAGAAGAGGCTCGGATGCATTACTACGAAAAATGCCAGAAATATTATGATGGTCTGCATTTAATTATGGCACCAGATAAATACATTGATATGGTTCGTCACCTTTACGGCATACGGGTAAATTACTGTGATCCGATAATTGAAGCGCCTGTTGCACGTTTGAGTATAGAAGGGCTTTCTTGTGATGATCCGAAAACGTTAGATTCGCTCACAAAGATTTGGAAATATAATCGTATGGATGCCAAGGCAATCAAGATTCATCGTAATGCGATTAAGAAAGGCGATGCATTTGCCCAGGTGTGGCCGCACTTCCCATCAGGTAGCACAGTGCCAGACCGATATGAAATTAAGTTTTTGACGCCTGATATTGTTTTACCGATTTATGAGAGTGACGACAGCGAAAGCCTAACAATGGTTCGTAAACAATGGGTTTCGTTTAACACTGATGGCCTGCCTATGGCTCACAAGTGGCTTTTCTACGCGGATAGGATAGAAAGGTACTACTATTTATTAAATCGCAATATAACGAGTATGACAGTGCAGGATTACTCCCGCCTCACCTGGCTACCAGATGAGACAGACGGTTTTCCTACGGTATTGGAAAATCCATACGGCTTTATTCCTATTATCCACTTCCGTAACAAAGAAGACGATTCGCCTTTTGGTACCAGCGAACTACATAACGCCTTTTCAATTCAGGACGGTATTAATAAACTAGTCGTTGACTTGATGAGAACGGCTGATTTTCAGGCGTTTAAGCAGCGTTATGTAATAGGCGTAGATGAAGAGGAATTGCCGATTAATCCCGATACAGGGCAGCGTGAATTAAGGAGTAACCCTGGCGACGTATGGCGTTTTCCTGCGGCGGGTGATATAGACGTTCAAGTAGGTGAGCTAGAATCGGCAGACCCTTCAGGCATTTTGGCCAGTATTGATAAACTTGTTGACCACCTTTCAGCCGTTACACGAACGCCGAAAAGCACTTTGCAAGATAGCGAAGGAACAGCAGCCAGTGGTTTTGCAATGGCAAAGGTTGAAGCGCCTTTACTTGATAAAGTAAGTGAAAAGCAAATTAGCTTCGGCAATTCCTATGAGGATCTAAACAAGTTGCTTATTATCATGCAGCAGTATCATGGTGACTTGCCTAAGGGTGAACCACCTGAAACTAGCTTGAATTGGAAAGAATCAACGTCTGAAAGTGCCCAGGAAAAACTTTACGATGCCCAACGCAAGCAGATTCTTAAACAGAATAGCGTTATTTCGGCTAAACAGTGGGCAATTGAAGAAGGATACACCGAGGATGAGATTGCAGCTATGCAAAAAGATATTCAGTCAGAATCTGAGACTGAAACTGCTGGAATTGTAGGACCTGGCTTCTCCAATCCGACACCTGGAAGCGGTACAATGTAGTTGAGGGGGTGATATTATCGCTACAAAAGATATGCAGCGGGCTAGGGCCGAGTATGACAAGCTTCTCAAATCGCTGGATGGTGAGGCTAGACAAATTTTAAGCGCTTTTTTAGCTAAGATTGAGGCCTTAATTAATGCCGGAGGATTCAGCGTAAATGATTTACACAAGCTGTCAGATGAGCTGCACCAGCAAGTCCATGACATGATTAAAACTAAGTCCGTAATTGCGATAGACTTTGCAAAAAAAGTAAAAGCCGCTGACTTTACGCCGTATCTGGCACAAGTACAGCGGCTTCTTGTTGCCCGGAATGTCGCCAAGCCAATTATTGAAGAAGCAACAAGTTTAAACCGTATTTCCCTTGTCTTTGGCGGCGGCCTGGACGATAAGATTCTTGAGGCTGTATGGAACAAGGTCTGGCCGGATGCGTTGAATGTGGATGATCGCATTAAATTGTTAAGCAAAAAGGCCATAAAGTTTACTGAAATGACAGTTAAGCAGGGTATTAGCGAAGGCAGGAGCGCCGCTGACATATCGAAGGACCTCAGGCAACACTTTGAGGTTGAAGGTGTGGAACGTAAGGCCGCTTTTCGATTAGCGGCGCATACAACAAATATGTGTTATCAAGAGGCGCAAGCAGAAATCTCTGTGAGCGCTAATTTTGTCATGGGCATTAGAATTAACCGCGGTGTTTATGGTCCGGCTAGTGAGAATTGTGATATCTGCGAGGAACACGGCGGTCCAGCAGACGGCGACGGCAAGGAGTACAGGAAATCAGACTTCGGCGGGGATGATGTGGATATGTATGTCATGGCCAATATGCCAGGTTATCACCCGAACTGTAATTGCAGAGTTGAGACGATATATGAAGACGCCGCCACCTTTGTTAAAAATGCTTTGCTGGATACAAAAGGCAGTTCAAGTCATTCCGGATGGAAGCTAAGCTGAGAGGAGGTGATCCAACATCTTCGCTGGGCTACTCCCCCGGCTATTTTTATGTCTTACAGGCTGACAATAAACGGCTGGATATGCTGACGAGCTTTATACGGAGGGTGAACATGCAAAATATTACTAAACTTTTTGATTTACAACTCTTTGCCGAAGGCGGCGCAGGTGATGAACCTGGTGCAGGCGGAGAGGGCGGCGCGGCTGGTGGCGGTGTTGAAAGTGGCGAAGGCGGTCAAGGTGGAACAGCCGGAGGTAAGACCTTTACCCAGGAAGAGCTTGACGCTATAGTTACTAAGCGCCTGGGAAGAGAGCAAAAGACTTGGGAAGCCAAGCTTGAGGAAGAAAAGAAAAAGGCTAACATGACTGAGCAAGAAAAGTTGAAAGCAGCAGCCGAAGAATCCGAGAAAAAGAGTAAAACCGCTATTGAAGCGGCTAATAAGCGGCTTGTCACTGCTGAGGCAAAAGTTCAGGCAGCAGCATTAGGCGTGAAGCCTGAAAAAATCGCCTATGTGCTGAAACTGGCTGACTTGTCCGGTGCTGACGTTGACGACAAAGGCAATGTTTCTGAAAAGGTTGTTAAGCAGGCCATTGAGGCAGTTTTAAAGGACTTGCCAGAATTAAAAGCAGGTGGTCCGGGTGGCGTTAACCTTGGCGGCAATCCTGGTACAAAGGGTGCTGCTGGTGGAATGAACATGTTTATTAGACGTGCTGCTGGACGCAGCTAATTTTAATTTGGAGGGAAAGAAGATATGACTATTAAACTTAACTTTGATTTACAGCGGTTTGCAGGTACTTATAATAGCAACATTTCCCGCACAGATGCGGGTGCTTTAATTCCTGAAACAGTAAGCCAGGAAATTATTCAGGGTGCTATTGGACAGAGCCTTGTATTGCAGTTGTTCCGTAAATTGCCAAACATGCCGACGAATAAGACGAGGATGCCCGTTCTTTCGTCTATGCCTACAGCTTATTTTGTCAATGGCGACACTGGGCTGAAACAGACTTCGAAAATCTCATGGGATAACAAATATTTGCAGGTAGAAGAAATTGCTTGCATTGTGCCAATTCCGGAAGCCGTTCTTGATGATTCGGCCTATGATATTTGGGGTGAAGTTAAACCGCGTATCATGGAAGCTTTTGGGCAGGTTATTGATGGCGCAGTACTGTTTGGCGTGAATAAGCCTGCATCTTGGCCCGAGGACATTGTTACGGGTGCCACGACGGCAGGCACAGTAGTAACAGAGGTTGCGACAGGTGATGACCTTGTGGAGGACACGAATCAGCTTATGGCAAAGGTTGAGGATTGTGCTTTTGATGTTACTGGATTTGTTGGAGATATTACCATAAAATCCAAATATCGGGGCTTGCGTGACAAGAACGGCGGCCTGTTATTCCAGCCTTCACTTGCTGCTGGAACGCCTTCCACACTGTATGGCCAATCGGTTCTGTACAATAAACTTGGCTATTGGGATATTACAAAGGCCAAGATGATTGCAGGCGACTTTAGTCAAGCAGTTTATGCTATGCGGCAGGATATTACTTACAAGATCCTTGACCAGGCAGTTATTCAAGATGGTACGGGCGCGATTGTTTACAATTTAGCACAGCAGGATATGGTCGCCCTGCGTTGTGTGATGCGCCTTGCTTGGCAGTTGCCTAATCCAATTAATGCGCGTAAGCAAGTCGAGGCAAGCCGTTATCCGTTCGCAATTTACAAACCTGCTGCTGTATAAGCGGCGGGTATTTTATTTAGGCGGGTGATAAAGCATGACTGAGACTGAAGCCCTTAGCAAGATGAAACGAAAATGTTTAGTGCTAAGTCAGTTTTTTAATGATACCGATTTGGCGGGATTTTTGAATGATTACGCTGTTCAAGATTCGCCGCCAAGTCCTTTACCTGATGATTATGTGGCGACGGCTGTTTATGATATACGGCGCAGTACTTATGATGCTCTAACGAGCGCATTAACTACGATGGAACAGTCAACAACCAGGGGCGGGGTAACTACTACCTACGCGGACCTGTTCAAAATTCGACGGCAGTTTGCGACAGCGGGGGTGATTAGCTTATGCGGCAATTCAGGTTTTCCGAGGCGATTACCTACACCGTGAAAAAA